CTTTAAAGACCCCGGTTTATCCAGAAGCTTCTTAGCCATAGCCGATGCAGTGCCGCCTTTAGTGGTTGTAACCGAACCACCTTTTTTAAACTCAGTAAAGTCCGTATCATCCCTACGGGCTTTCTTTTTACCACTCGGCATTTTGGATGGGTTAATATCCCCCATACCACGAGAGGCTCTCATTTAATCATTCCCTTAGTTCTACCACGAACAGCGCAACCGTCGGCACGAGAAGAAGCCGAAGATACTTTACCGCCTTTTCTGTATGTCATGTCGGACACATTAGTGTTTTCTTCGTATCCGGTACCGTGCGAATGCTTTGTTTGTATTTTTCTTAAAGAATCCATAGCTTCTTTTGATTCTTTTTTACTCATATCTTGCCCTAAACTTGCATCTTTTGGACCGCTTGGAGCTTCGCCTTTTCTAGTAAGCCCCTTATCCATGTTTAACAAGTCCCGTAGCGTCTTGTCTTCTCCGTAAGTACTTCTAAATGATTTTAATTCGTCGGCGGAAACCGTGGCTTTACCGCCTTTGGTTTGCCTGTTTGCATTTGGTTTATACTCAGCCATTAGTTTCTCCTTAAAAATTAAACCTTACCGCCGCCACACATAATCATTGTGCCTTTGGTCTTGCCGCGCTGTGCACAGCCATCTGCTCTAGAAGAAGCACTACCGCCTTTAGATAGTTTAAGCATTGTGCCCTTACCACCTTTGTGTTCTTGTGCATCGTGTTGGCGCATTGCGCTCTTAATCATGGCAACGTCTTGCTTCTTATCCATTGACATGTCTTCTTTCATATCGCTCTTAGCCATACCACCCCCTTTAAATGTTTTGCCTTTATCGGCAGTGTTAAAATCTTTACCCACGGACTGTGGTATACCTACCTTCTTAGCAAAACCCGGATTGTGGGCTATTGCCGCCATAAAATTATGTTGTTTTTTACTTGTGCTCGGCATCTTTTTTACCTATCCATTTTTGAATGGTGCGGGTTTCATATATGCGAATACCTGTCCATATAATAGTAAATAAAGCAGCTAAAGACGGTAGCATGTTAGCTAGAGTTCCTAAAACTGTTGCAAAAGAAAGAACATCTAGTATATATTTAGACGCATCATCCATGCTATTAAAAAAGTCATTCATCAACATTTCCACCTTGCTAAACTAGCTGCCTTGCGTGTTGGTTTGCCCTTTTCATCTTTCATGGGTCCGGGCATTCCGCTCATTCTGGCGCAGAAACTTTTTTTTCTTGCTCCACCTTCTGGCTGCGGGGCTTTAAGATTTGAACCAGTCGCTGCATTATACTTTGCCCGACCTTTAGCAGTAAGTCCAGCCCCTTTAGAAACCGGGAGTTTTTCGCCTCTTCCAATTGCAAGGCTGGGGGTTTTCTTCTTAGTAGCCACATTAATTATCCATAAAAAGCAGTAACACCGGTTACGTTTCCAACGCTTAAAGTTAAATAAATTCCCACGGTAAATAAAATGCCTTCACCGGGAACATCTATAGAATAAGAGTTGGGGTTTGAATTAGACGGAATATCCATTTGAAAAAGAATAGGCGCTGTAGCACTACCATTACGAAACTCAAAAGTTGTAAGTGTGCTTATAGCTGGGGCTATTACAATACCTTTTAAACGGTTTCTTCCATTAACAACAACTCCAGCCGCACTTAAATGCGTTGATAAAACGTCTGTTTGCATCATAATTAATCTCCTAAAGTTAAAGGGGGCGAACCCCCAGATTAATTAGACTTGGCTTGGATTAGCAGAGCCATCAGACTGACGAACTACATAAGTCATGGTCAATACGCCGGCACCAGAAGTAGCTGTTACGTTAGCTTGAGTAAAGGTTACAATCGCATCGCCTGTACCTACGTTAGAGCATAATACTGCACCAGCTGCGTTGTTATTACCAAGTAACAAGTTAACAATACCTGTGTTAGCATACACGCTACCGTTAGCTGCGGTGTTAATAGCTGTGCCGTTTACAAGTAAAGCGTATGTAGGGGTAGTTGTTGCGTAAGCTACTGTTGTATTAAACGAAGCAGTTAGAATTTGTGCGCCAGCAGGTAAAGTAAATGCGTATGTACCGGCAGTAATGTCTGTATAAAGAACAGAAACAGATTGAGATACAATAGTCGCGCCCATATTACGGAGGGTTCCAGCTGTTGTACCGGTAGTGTTTTTAACGGTTCCGAGTAACCAAGGACCTAAATGTGAAGCAATACCCATAATAATACTCCTATATACAAGTTAAGCCTATTAATCGGTATATCGTCTGCTGGGGCAGTTTAATAAGCTGTATTTACCCAGATAACTAATGATACTATATTTTTAGTTAAGTGTAATGTGTTTTTGTGTAAAATTACTTAAATGGGCGACTAATTTTATAGGGGTCGGTATGTCAATAAAAGTTAAAAAAGTAGATGTGCGAGATGCTGATGCCGCTAAAACTATTTTGTACTTGCAAAAAAAGTGCCTACCCGGTGACGACCCATACGATATAAAAAAAGGACATTGGTGGATTGCATATGACGAACAGTTGCTTCCTGTGGGTTTTGCTGGCTTGGTGCGTAGTTATAGTTTTTCTGATTGTGGTTACTTATGTCGCGCTGGCGTATTAAAAGAACACAGGGGCAAGGGCATTCAAAAAAAATTAATACGTGTTAGAGAAACGCAGGCTAAAAAACTTGGTTGGAACTGGCTAATATCAGACACAACAGACAACCACCCATCTTCAAATAGCCTTATAAGTTGCGGTTTTAAACTGTATGACCCTAGCGTTCCTTGGGGGTTTAAGCATACTCTTTACTGGAGAAAACGACTCGATGCCTTACAAAGACCCGGAAACAAGAAAAAGAAAGCATGCGGAGTACTCGAAGAAATACTACGCTGCAAATAAAGAAAACATAATTAAAAGAGGTTCAGCAAGAAAAAAAGTAAGAAAAAACGATTGGCGGTTATTTAAAGCCACTTTAAGCTGTGTAAATTGTGGGGAGAACCACCCAGCTACTTTTGATTTTCATCATGTTGAACGCCATCCAGATAACCGTAAAGTCTATAAGTTACTACAAAGTAATAACATAGGCGGTGCTATAGAAGAAATAAAAAAATGTATTGTGTTATGTGCTAACTGCCACAGAAAACATCACTACGAAGAAGACCAACAAAAGAAAAAAGTAAAGAAAAAACCCGCCTTGTGAGCGGGTTTTTGTAGATGCTTAATAGATAATTAAGCGCCGGGTGAACCAAACATACCTAGTGGATCAGACCAACCGAATGAATAACGCTCACGAGACTTGTAACGTACGTTACCAGTGTCAAAGTCGCCGTCCATGTTGTTGCTCAAAGGCATACGTTCAAAATGCTTCATACCGTTAGGTACATCAGTAGTCAAGAACCATGCGTTCGTATCTGTCAAATAGTGGTTAATTGCGTAACCTTCTGGGATAGAACCGTTGTTCTTAATTGCATTGATGTCGTTATCAGTTGTACCAACACGGAGGTTAGTCTCTAATAAACGAGTAGCAACGAACTGTAACGCAGGTGGAATAATCAACTTGCGTGGCATTGCAGCAATTAACAGACCACGTTCGTCAGTCCAAGCAGCGATTTGAATAACGGCGGCTTCTAAAGAAGTCTCGTTTAAGTCGGCTGGAGTTGTGAAAGTGTTGCTGTTAGTTGAGCCATTAACCAATGGGTGAGCTGTGCTGAATAATGCAACACCATCACCACCGGGATAAGCGGCAGAGAACCCATTGTTCAACGTGGAAACAGCTTTAACCTGTTTGGTATAAGCCATAGCACGAGCTAATGCTTTAGTGTAGCGTCCTGATAAAGCGTCGTAGAGGTTATCTTCGATTGCTTCTTCAGTTACTGAGAAACCTAAAGCGATTGTTTCGTGGTTATAACGAGCTGTGAAAGCTTCTTGAGCATTGTCATAAGCGATGGCTGAGCCTTCGTTTTTAACAGGAGCTGCTGAGAAACCAGACAGTTTTGTTTCTTCTTCAAAGCTACGCTCAGATTTCTCTGTTTCGTAGATCTCCTTGTGCTCTTCGCCGTAACGCTTATATTCCAATCCGAACAAAGCATTCAAGCCCGGGAGCAACTCTTTCAGTAGTTGTGCGCGTGAAATAGCCATTTAAATATCTCCTAGGGTTAAGCTACATAGTAGCGGTGAGCACCAAAAGTAATCTTAGCGATAACTTCTGATGTTTGTACTAAAGCAAGCGGGTAAGTCGTACTAATAGTTGCTGTTGAGGCAATTACAGTAAGTGCTTGTGAAGTAGCGGAAGTAACAGTTGTAGCCGCAGTAGTAGATGAGCCAGTAAACTGCAACTGACCACTAACTACGTTAAATACGTCTGTACCAATTGGAACAACTTGACCAACAGTCAAACCAGAAACAGTCAGTGTAGTTGTACCTGTACCAGATACATAAGCGGCTGAATAAGTGATTTGAGTATCAGGAACTAATTCCAATATACGAAAGTTACCAGTAGAAGTAGCAGGTGTTGAGCCTACTAAAGCACCGTTAGAGTTACCAGAAGTAGCGTTACCTGTAACTGTGTTACCAGCCATATTTTGACCAACAATGATTGATGAAGCTGAACCAATTGTTGAAGAACTTGCGCTAGTAGTTACAGCAACTCTAAATAGAGTGTCTGGGTCGTCACAAATAATTGCAGTAATATCGCCAGCAGTAATATTGCCGGGGTAGTATTGTGAATACTGACGGTTTTTAGTTGTAGGATTGGTATAGTAACAACCTAAGAAAACACCAACTGCTACGTTACTTCCGATAGTGTTTGCTAAGATATTTACATATCCGCTAGATAACTGTACAAAATCGCCGTAATAAATAGCGGTGCCGTAGTTATACTGGATAGGATACTCTCGTGTCGAACCAGAAAAAACTTGACCACCGATAAGATTAACGGGCTTAAACCCATAAGGGCCTGAAACAACAGGATAAGCTGCCATTTAAATCTCCATTAAAAAGTTAAAAATCATTTTTCACCACCACCAAAACCACGTCCTCTAGTTGTTGTGCTTTTACGCTCAGCAAACAAAGGCATATTTGGATTACTCTGGCGCATAAAACTATTGTCCACAGATTCCATTTGGTTTTGAGCCTTTTTATCAAAAAATTCCCTACGTCCTTGGTTCATTTCTTTTGGCACTTTACATAAAATCAAACCGCCAATTTCAACTTCACCACTTTTGTTAGGTCCTATTTCTAATTCAGGGTAATCTACTGCCTTTACTGGTACCCAACCATCACGTCGTTTTTGCGATATGTTAGTTGTGTTATCCGTTCCATTAATCGACACTGCAACCCAATGAAAGTCGAAGTCTGGATCAGGGGTAGGTTCCGGTAAAGTACTCGCTGGTTTGTAAACGTAGCGAGATTCTGTTTTTTCACGGGTTTCAAGCTCCCGGGGTGTTCTATTAACCATTTGTATTCTCCAATTTAAGTACTTCATCTGCGTATTGTCTGTGGGTTAAACCATATTTGTCTGCTAAGCGGGCTTGCGTAGCAGTTAGTCTAATCACTTTTTTAGCTCCCGAAGATCGAGATGACGATGCAACTACTGTTGCAGGTTTTTTGCTTGACTCAGAGTTTTTAGCACCTTTGTTAGAGTTTCCAAACATTTCAGGAAACACCTGCTTTAAGCGACCATCAACTTGATCGAAATATGTATCAGAGCGAGGGTCAACCCCGGTAGCCACTAATTTTTGGTGCAGCCCTAGAGCAAAGGCTGTAAGTTCTTCGTATCCCGGTGACCCAAACCACTGGTTTTTGGCTTGCCAGCGCAAGGTTTTTTCGTCGAGTCTTGGTGCTTCCGGTGCCGATGGTTGTATTGTTACATTATTTTCACTACTTTGTAAAGTACTTGGTCGAAAATTTTTCGCATCAGCTAATCTCATCTTTGCATCAGTCAACGCTTCTTGTGCTTCAAGCATTGCATCAGAGTCATAAGATTCTTGCGCTTCTTTATACCTACGCCTCGCCATCTCTAACTCAGCTTCAGCTTTTTCTTTTAAAGTTGTAGCATAAGTTTCTTCGCCAGACTGAACATACTCTTTAAGCCTACGATTTTCTTCCAAAATAGAACGAGCCATACGTTCCAGCTCATCTTTTTCACGAGAAATTGCTTCTTTAGCTCTGCGTTCGTCGTGCCTTGCATGTGTCAATTCTTTAATTCTTGACTGAACACCTCTAGTGTAACCTTCGATTTCTTCATCGGTTGGGTCTTCTACTTCTCTGTCAAGAGCTATTGCTTTTTTATCCCTTTCAGGTGTGTCATCTTCGATTTCAATCTCAACATCCGTTTCACTGGAAATATCAATATCAATATCGTTATTGTCCTCTTCTAATTCGTGAGGGAACTTAAAGTCATCGTCTGCCATACATTTCTCCTATATTAAACACGGGCAATGCCGCGGGGGTCTTCGACTGTTGCTTCAACCTGATCATCATTAATCAAGCGAAACTCTTTACCGTGAATCATAATGCGCGTCCCGGTATATGGACGTGTTATTACAAAGTCTCCAACCGCACACCACGGACCATCAGAAAACTTATCCGTATCGTTATAGGCATCTGGACCCATTTTTACAACAAACAAAACAGGGGAAGTTATTTCCTCAATCTTGACTGTCTGGTCCGCTTTTACAAGACCACTATCATACTTATCGCCTGCTTCAACTAAAGCGCAAAGAATACGCCAACCTTTAGGGTCAGGTAACGCTTGTGCTTTTTGTTCAGCATTTTGATACTCGTGGTCTACTTTTGGGATTTTTACTCCCGGGGGCAAAACTAACTCTGTTTCCGGTAAATCAAGTATTTCACTCATTTTCAGATCTTTCCATTTTTTCAGCGAGGTCTATTAGATGACGCTCTGCGAAGGCTAGACCCCGAATTACCCCGCAAAGTTCTTTGTACTGCTCAAAGCTTGTGCACTGACCATTAGCCAAATCATCAGTGAAATTATTCATATCCGCACGGAGTTTATCTCTAAGCGCTTCAACAAACCCTAAAGTCATTAAATCCATTACTTACCTTCTTTCTTAGTGTTTTGTAAAAGAGCACGTTTATGCGCCATATCCATGCCAATTTTAACGCCCGACTCTTCTTGTTTTACTTGCAGTGCTTGTTTCGTCTGTAAGTCTTTAAGCGTTGCGTTCATACTTGCTATTTTCTCGGTTGACTCAATCTTCTGTTTCTGAAGTTCAAGCTCGTCGGCTTTAGCTGCTGCTTCCGCCATTGCTTTCTTCTCTTTAATATCAACTTCTCTACCTTTAAGCTGTAGCTCTTGCATCTGGAGTTGAAGTACTGGGTCTTGAGCGTTCTGCTGTGCTTGTTGCTGTGCCATCATCGCTTTGCTCTCTGCCAATACTTGTGTAGCGGCTTCTGCCATGAGACGGCTAATTTCCTTCTCCATCTGTTCTGGTAACTCGTCTTCAGGATTAGGTAAAGACACGCCAAGCGCCAACTCAATTTTCTGACGATACGCAAACCCAACGTGTTCAGCTATGTGTGCCTGCATTCCCGCCATAATAACTTGCGCTTGAGGATTCTGACCAATGAGTTGCTGTACGATTGGGTCCGTCATAGCTGACTGGTGTACCTTTATATGCGCTTCGTGGTCTTGGTAAATAAATGCTTTTAGGGGTTTACCCTTAAGCACGTTCTGATTTTCAGATACTGGGTCTTTTGGTTTTTGGTCATCTTCCAACGGCACAATCTTGTTAGCGTGTTTAATACCCAAGACTTCTAACATCTGCCTATGCAAGAACGGCAAGTCGTAAATCTGTGGAGCCATTTGTGCAAGCTGTATGACTGCTTGGTATTGTACAACCCTTTGACTCAACGTAGCGGCATTAGGATCGCTAACAGGCACAACTTCCACCATGCTGTAGTCAGCTTTCTTAGCTGTTGCGCGTCCTTCTTCCGGCTCGTATGTGTAGTCTGGGTCAGTGTAATCCCTAATAATAGCTGCAAGTAGCTGTAATTCTTGTTTCATCGTGTAATGGACACGGGCTTGTACCGCAGACATTACTTTTAGTGTTCTTTCCAAAATAGCCAGCGTTGTGCCTACTGGAGCTTGGTTGGACATATCAGCTACTTTCATATCTGACGTTGCCGCAAACCTACGTCCTTCTTCAACAATCTTGTCCATTAACCCAGATAGAACTACTGATGGCTCTTTATACGGTAAAGGCAGGATGTTGTCCCTGATGTTGCCGGAACCCAAATCTACGTCTCTAAACTCACCCGGTGCAATCGGAGTGTCGTCGCCTTTAATACGCAGACCACGGGCTTTAAGACCGCCCGGTAAATTAGATAAAGTTCCAGCATCAACAAGCTGACGCATAATACTTGTAGCAGACTTAGCATAACCGCCGATAAGGTGAAACAAACCAAAACCATACGCCCCATAACCCGGAATATATTGGTAATGTACAAAGTGTTGTCTTTTAAGTTTGAGTTCGTCTTCTTCTTTCCAGTTACGGCGAATAGCAAGAATCTCATCCGTACCACGTAGTAACGTTACTACATACGGCAGCGCTATACCTGTTAGTTCTCCATCCTCGTCTTCGTCTTCAAAGCCGGGTAAATCTAAATCGACATGAATCTCATACAATTCAAAGCGGTCATCATATGATGCTGAAAAACCCGTTTCTTTGTCTTTCTTTTGTTGAATCTCGTTTAAAAACCGGTCTGGTTCATCGTCTAACTCTGTTTCAACATAAAACCCTGCATTCATTAATTTAAGTAAATCATTTTTAGTCTTACGCATTCTGTGCGTAATTCTTGGGCAAGTCTCCACATCACTAGTGCCGTACGGCAAAATAATATCTTCTGCTGGTACAAACATAGCTACTTGACGGTTTAAACTTGGGTCAAAGTAGATTTTCTTAAATGCAGAACCGGCGCTTGGCAAATTCCATAACATCTTTTCGTGCTCAAGGCGGTACTCCGGCATTTTTTCTGTTAACTGGTAGTTCATATCTTCTTCAACACGAACGGCTGCTTCTTTTTTCTCTGGAGTTTCTTTACCAATAATACTTGTACGTACAGGACCTTTGGCTGGGAACGTTTCCATAATTGTATCGGACTGGAATCTAACAACGGCTTCTGTAATCATCGGGTGAAACACACCACATGCGCCACTCCAAGGTTCTGTACGTTCTTCAAACTTTAAACCAAGTAATGTAATACCGTCTTTATACATCTTTTCCCAGTCTTTACGGGAGGCAATATCGTTGTCAATATCTTCAGCTAAATCACTTGCAATTGATTCCAAATCGTTGTCGCTCATTGCTTCAACTAAGTTCTCGTTAAAGTCCTCTTCGTTATCAGCGTCTGGGTCAATTTCTATTTCCATATCACCGGCTTTAATACGCACGGATTCTGGGTCTTCAATTTCAATTTCAATGTCCGGTTCGTCTTCTGCTAACGCACTTAAACCTTGAGGGGCTTGGTATAAACTTTTATCGACTGCCATATTATTTCCTTAACGCTGAGTTGGTTCTTGGATTATAGCCAAATGCACTTGCTGGTTTACCTGTGCGTTTAGCCGCTCTGTCTTTTGCTCTTTCTTCCGCTGTCATATTATTACGTGCTTCACCTTGTTTTGTATAGGAGCCGTCTTCTTTCATATGACCTCTTGCTATTAATACTGCGCGTGCAACAGCCTCGGGATCTTTAACTGGGTTTTTTTGTGATGCCATTTGCGATGTTAATCTTTCTAACAAGACGCCTTTGCCCATATGTTTTTGCGTAGTCATCATACTCCCTAATAATATGCCGCTTTCCGGCGGTACTTGTACAAAAGGTCATCGTCTTTCTCGTCTGTATCGAGGCTGATAAACCCACCCTGCCTGTATCTTAACAGCGCTTGTGATACTGTATCTACAAAGTCATCGTGCTCGCCGACAGGAAAACTAGCTATTTCTTCAATCACTTCTCTAGCCCATCTTGTATCGGGCGCCCAAACTTTACCGCTAGTAAACAAGTCTGCTACAGCATTAAGCCTTACCATCTTATCATTACCACGAGATGGTGTAAATTCCTGTACTGGTATACCTATTCTTCTTAACTCCTGAATTAACGGAGCACCTGCCGCTTTTTTTTCCACGATGAACGCATCTGGCGTCCATTCTTTATAGTGCTTAAGCGCGATTGTTTTTAGTTCTGGAAAAGTCATCCTGTCTTTAAATGCATCAAGCAGAATTAAATTAGGGCTACCTTTATCCTCGTTGTTATACCAAACGCCCCATGTCGTACATGCTGAATAGTCGGCAGTGTTATGTGTTTCAAACGCCGTATCCCAAGACTGAATAATATAATCACATCTAGGTGGGTCATCTGGTTCCCATATTTTCCAGTCTTTACGCCCAATAACTGCTGACATATCTGACGTGGGGTTCTGCATATACTGAGCGTTCCAGTAGCGCGGGTCAATACTTGCTTTGGTATTCTTTAATGCTTCTAGGGGCCATTGCTCGGGCCAAAGTGATTTCTCATTCTCCTCGCCCTCGTTTAAAATAGCTGGTAGTTCTACAATTTCCCAAGGTATTGTGTTTGGGTTTTTAATCTGGTAGTCAATCAAGCGCCCTGTTAAATCAAGCAAACTCCACCTAGTCATAATAACAATAATCGCCCCACCCGGCATTAAACGCTGCAACGGACCTGTCTGAAACCAACTCCAAGCCGTATCAAACGCAAGACGGCTGTTCGCCTTCATATCTTGTTCAGAATGGGGGTCATCAATAACAAATAAATCAGCGCCTCGACCGGCTAGAGCGCCACCAACGCCAGAAGCATAATATTGTCCACCCGCCCCAGTACTCCATTTACCCGCAGCTTTTTGGTCATCCGAAACAACTGTTTCTGGAAATATTTCATGGTACTCATCACTTTCTACTAAGTTTCTAACACGCCTACCAAAGTCTTCAGATAAGGATGCTGTGTGCGTTCCCATAATGATTTTCTTCTCAGGGTATTTACCTAGAAAGTATGCCGGAAATAAATATGAACTGAACTCCGACTTACCCATTCTAGGTGCTATATTTATAATCACACGTTTCTTTTTACCATCAACAACGTCTTGAAATATTTTTGCCAATTTCTTGTGTTGCGGTCCAACTTTAAATCCCGGGTATATTCTTTTAGCAAACGCAATCGGATCTTCTCTAGCCAAGTCAACTTCAGAACGTCGTTCTTGCTCTTCAAGCGCTTCTAGAAACTTTAGTTTCTCCATTTTGGTCATATGAGGCAGTGCGCGTTGCGCAGCCATAACTTCTTCAGGACTCAGTAGTGTCGGCATCTATTTCTATCTCTTTAGTTTCAACATCAACTATGTTTGCCTTGCCCATATACCTACCTAGCTTCTCTTTAATACGCTTTTCTAACTCTTCGTCAGACACTTCTTCGGTTTTAATTGATACTCTGTCAGTAAACAGCGCTACTTCAGTGACTTTACCTAGCATCTCCAACGCTTTAAGCCTAATACGGGCGTCGGGGTGCTCAGTTTCTTGCACTATTTTAGTTACAGCCATCGAACGCAGCTCTTCCGCTTGCTCAATAAACTTCCACTGGTATGCGCTAACCATAGCAACCGTGCTTCTAATTTCTTCGGGTACTTCTAGGGCTAGTAATTGTTGTTGTGCTTTAGGATCTGCGTTAA